GATCAAAAGCATTGAAAGCAGTTGATATATACCTTAAGACAGATGAAGACAAACGTAAACCATGTATGTTTGTTCTTGATTCTCTCGGTATGCTTTCAACTGAGAAAGAGATCTCCGATGCTCTGAATGATAAACAGGTTCGTGACATGACCAAATCACAACTTGTAAAAGGTGCATTTAGAATGTTAACTCTTAAACTTGGACAAGCGAATATTCCCCTTATAGTTACAAATCACACTTACGATGTTATCGGATCTTATGTCCCAACTAAAGAAATGGGAGGCGGCAGTGGCCTCAAATATGCCGCGTCTACAATCATTTATCTCAGCAAAAAAAAGGAAAAGGATAAGACAGAGGTTGTTGGAAACATTATTAAAGCTAAGACGGCTAAATCAAGACTCTCCAGAGAAAATAAACAAGTCGAAATAAGACTTTACTATGATGAGAGAGGACTTGATAGATACTACGGTCTCCTTGAATTGGGAGAACTTGGTGGTATGTGGAAGAATGTCGCTGGTAGATATGAAATGAATGGTAAAAAAATATATGCTAAAGAAATATTAAAGAATCCCACAGAATACTTTACAGATGATATAATGGAGAAACTTGATAACATAGCACAGAAGCATTTTTCTTATGGAACGGATTGAAACAACCATCCTTCAAAATTTAATATACAATGAAGAATATTCTCGTAAAGTTATTCCTTTTATTAAACCCGATTACTATGAAAATAAATCTGAAAGAGTTGTCTTTGAACAGATTTCAGAGTTTATTGTTAAGTATGGTTCTGCAATTACAATTGAAGCTTTAAATATTGAAGTCAGTAATCGTGTTGATCTTACTGAAACAGAACTTAAAGAGGTTAGTGAACTTAGTGGGTTGTTAACAGATACACCAGTTGATTATCAATGGTTGATGGATACTACTGAGAAGTGGTGTCGTGACCGTGCTATATACTTAGCATTAATGGAATCTATTGCATTAGCAGATGGAGAAGATGACAAAAAAGGAAGGGATGCTATTCCTAGCATTCTCTCTGACGCTTTGGCTGTTTCTTTCGATAATCATATAGGACACGATTACTTAGAAGATTACGAAGAAAGATATGACTTATATCACAGGAAAGAAGAACGAATTCAATTCGACCTCGACTTCTTTAATAAGATTACGAAGGGTGGGCTTCCTAATAAAACACTCAACATTGCTCTTGCTGGCACTGGTGTTGGTAAGTCTTTGTTCATGTGTCATGTCGCAAGCAGTGTGTTACTCCAAGGGAAGAACGTATTATACATCACGCTTGAGATGGCTGAGGAGAAAATTGCAGAGAGAATTGATGCTAATTTATTAAATGTTCCAATACAACAATTAGTTGAATTACCAGAAATGATGTTTGAAAACAAGGTAACTAATATTGCAAAGAAGACACAAGGAACAATTATTATTAAAGAGTATCCAACCGCATCAGCACACTCAGGACACTTTAAAGCACTACTCAATGAACTTGCATTGAAGAAGTCATTTAAACCAGATATCATTTTTATTGACTATCTAAATATATGTGCATCTAGTAGATATCGAGCAAAGTCCAATGTCAACTCGTATTCCTATATTAAGGCGATTGCTGAAGAGCTCAGGGGTCTTGCAGTTGAGACTAATGTACCTATCGTCTCCGCTACTCAGACGACTCGTTCTGGCTATGGTAGTAGTGATGTTGATCTTACTGATACAAGTGAAAGTTTTGGGCTTCCCGCAACTGCTGATCTTATGTTTGCTCTTATTAGTACGGAGGAGTTGGAGGAGGTCGGGCAGATAATGGTCAAGCAATTGAAGAATCGTTATCATGATCCAACTTTAAATAAGAGATTCGTGATAGGTGTAGATCGTGCAAAGATGAAATTGTATGATTGCGAACAAAGAGCACAAGATGATATTATTGACAGTGGACAAGAAGTGGAGTATAATTCTGATAAGAGCAAAATGCTCAGTAAATTTGACGCATTAAAATTCTAATTATGTCTGGAGACTACGATACACACAATGACCAACAACCTCATATAAATTATGCAGGATCAAAAGTTGACTTGGATAAGTATGCTTTATTCGTGGATGGTGTCACATCCGATCCCAGTAAAGATTATAAATCTTTTCTTGAGAGTATTGAATATCTTGACGGAGAAGGTTCCAATATTCAGCGGCTTCTTACTGCTGCTGTTGGCATTAGTGCTGAAGGTTGTGAGTTTATGGAGATCGTTAAGAAAATGGTTTTCCAAGGTAAGCCTTGGAACGACGACAATCGAGAACATCTTATTATTGAGTTGGGTGACGTTATGTGGTACGTGATGCAAGCTTGTGCTGCACTTGATGTTTCACTTGAAGATGTTGTTGCAGGAAACGTAGAAAAGTTAAAGAAAAGATATCCTGGCGGAGACTTTGATGTATATCATTCAGAGAATCGGGCAGAGGATGATAGATAATAAAGAGAATATTAAATTTATAATATACTATACCCCCCTATGGACTATGAGTTAGAATTAAAAAATGAACAATTGGAGAATATGATTCATGTTTATGAAGAGCACATAAATGCTCTAGAAAAAGAAAACAAAAGTTTAAAGTTACAAGTTGACTTCTTAAAACAACAACTTGAATATAAAACTTTTGGCAAACCAACGAATTTGGAGGAAGAAGAATGAGTGGCGACATAGGATTAGAACAACCGATTATCTTTTATGATGAAGAAATTACAGAGGCAAAAAAAATTGTATTAGAGCATAAAGGAATTAAGTTAGCGTATCTAGAAATAAATAATAAAAAACAAAAAGTCAATGGCAAGGTTAGATACTAGAACCGATGTTCAATTGCTTAAGTTAGCAGGAACTCTAGTTCAAAATTTTACCAATAGTATGGAAAAACAGAGTTCTATAAAAAGAGAAAATGGAAAACCAGATAATAAATTAGGAGAAGATTTTACAAGAAAAGAAAGTATCGTAATTAAAAAAGGGCAGGAAAATACAATTAATCAGTTCTTTACTTTTATTAGTCAGAGAAATAAAACTGCTGCAATGAGATTGCCATTGGAAACAACTGAACCATATATTGGATCTAAGACAAAAAAGATTCAGTTTGGTTCTATCACAGCACCACCAAATGTAGAAGGTAAATTAGGTGATATAGCAGAGGGTGTATTTGCAGCAGCATTGGCAGCAAGATTTACTAAAAGAGCTAATTTTAATACTGATCCAGCAACGATAAAAAATATTATTCGTAGTTTAAGTGTTAATACACAGGGAAATATTGCAACTTATAGTGGAACTGCTCCTAATTTTGGATTATCAGAGAGGCAAGTAGACAGAATAATATTGAAAATAGTTCTTAAGAAAATGAATATGACTTTTCTTACGAATCCTGTAAATATAGATTCATTAGCACAATACTATACAGCTGCTATTCAATTTGCTGATAGACAAACAGTTAAAGATTGGGTAAAGACAATCTATCATAATAGAAGAATCGATACAGTTGAAATTACCGCTGATGGTGTATCAGGTGCTACAAGCACTAAAATTGATGTTCAAGTTAAAATAACAAATAATGCAGGTCAACTTTATGGTGTTAATATAAATTCATCACTAAAAGTAGATGATACTAAATTATTTGGGCAAGTAAGTGGAAATAATTTTTCTGCTGTTTCTACATTTTTTTCTAAAGCATTTCGAGAAGATATGGTTGATACACAATCAGGGTTTGAACGAAAGACTGATGGACCAGCAAAAATGCAATATGTTTATCAAGAGGCACAAAGAAAAATACAAGCCAAATTAGAAACAAATCCAAAACAAATGAATTTTATTATAGGTTTGGGAATAAAAGATTTCGCAACTAGTAATAACGCAGGTGTAAAAAATGTTGGTGGAGGATTTGTTGAAATGATTGATTTGAATAAGGGAGAGGCAACAATTTATGATTTTAGAGGTGTAGCATCAAAATTATCTAATTATAAATTTAATTCTTATTTTAAAGTA